GCACAATTTGAACAACCACAATAGGAGTAAAAAAATGATTCATTCATCAAATAGCAGCGAGAAAGAATGGAAACTAATGCGCGATTGCCAGACAATTGCTGATTTCAAAGATATTGAAGCAGACCCAAAACGATACAAAGCTGCTTTAGATTATGCTGAAAAATGCGTTGAAGAAAAACAAGCTGAAATTGATAAATACAAATACATGATAAAAGATGGTAAAGAAGAATTAAATGAATGATGACCCATTGTTAAAAGACTTTGCATTCAGAGTTTCTGGAGAAATAAAGGATAAGTCTGGGTTTATTATTGATGGAAAATGCCAGTCGTTTGAGCATTACAAGCAAATGACCGGCATTATTTCAGGGCTTAGATTGTCGCTTGAGATTATGGGTGAAAGCGCGAAAAATTACTTGTCTAATGATGAGGGTGATTGAATGGTGAAATGCTTTACTAAAAACAAAGTTAATATTTTTGTAATGTTTTTATGTAGTGGCATCAACGACTGCGGAAAGGCAGGCTGATAAAGTGATGTGATTTTTCTATTTACTTCTTTGCTCATAAACTCCTCTTAGCTTATTGGCTATTTCTGTTTTGATAGTGGCTAAATTGCCATTCCTATGAATGCCGCTAGAGTAATTTCTTACAGTTTCTCTAGCGATTCCTAACGCTATGGCTGCTTTTGTTTGCCAGCCATAGCCCCATATTTCACGGCATGTTTTTGAAAATTCGCGGTTATTCATTATCAAAACATCTCAACGACTGATCTAATGCCAAGTCTAAATCATAGTGATAAATAACGTAAAATCCGATTTTAAAAACCAATTTACGATTCATAAAACACTCGCTCTTTATTAATTGCCTAAAAATTTAGCCAGAATCATACCACACTATCACCAAAAATAAAAATCCGTGTTATATAGTTGGTATGGCTTGCAGCATTTCTGCATGATTTTTAAAAGAGTAACCAATGAATAAAAACTTTAGATTTGAAGCTGAAAATATACCACCTGACAAGTTACCTGCTCCAGTAGGCTGGAGATTGTTAGTTGGCATGATAAAAATTGAAAACGTATCGAGTGGCGGCATTCTTATCATGGATGAAACCATTGAGAAGGAAAGCTATATCAGGTGCATAGGAAAGGTTTTAGCTGTTGGCGATGATTGCTACAACCATCCAAAATTTCAAGGCGGATTGGATTTAAAAGAACGTACACCGCAACATTGGGCTAAAGTCGGCGATATTGTTTTAATCGGTCAATACACAGGATTGAAAGTGAATCTTGTTGACGACACGGGCGAAACTCAAGCCGTTAAGCTTATTAATGATGATGAGGTTCTGGCTGTTATCAATGATATTCAGTCAATCCTAACTTAAGCTTTTGCTTATGATTGCGCTGGTCGTGAGATTAACCGCATTTTAAATTACTTGCCGTGAGGCATGAGGCAACAAATGATTGATGATGATTTGCAAGAATACCCCGACAATGACCAGTTAGTTATTGAAGAAGATGACCGTTACAACGAAGACGATATGTATCGCAAAGTTGCGAAATTAAAGTCTAATGATGATAACGAAGATGGCTTTAAAACAAAAGTAGATAAGTTTGAAAAAAGAGTTAATAAGCTTGTTTACGAAAGAAATACTGAGCGCGAAAAAAGAGCAGAGCTTGAAAAAAGATTAAGCGAAGTCGAAGGTAGAATTAAAAAAGAAGAAACCGATAAAACGGATTCTGATTATTCTGCAAAATTGGCTGAATTAAAAGCTCAGTACAAAAAGCATTTAAGCATTGACGATGACGAAAATTATGATATTGAAAAAGCCGTTGAAATAAACGACCAAATTCTGGAGTTAAAGCTACAAGAACGGGAAGAGAAATCAAAACGTTCTAAGCAAGAACCAGAACAACACAAAGATAAATCACCGTTACAATCAGAAGCATTAGATGACTGGCAACAGCGCAATGGCTGGGTCTTTTTCCATGAAAAAAACAAGGAAAAAATAGAAAAAACAAATACTATTTACAGTAAATTAATCGAAGAAGGTTATGATATTGAAGATAGCGACACCTTTGCAGAGCTTGATAAACGCTTGGGCAATGAAAATAAGCAGTCAGATAAAAAACCTGATAGGCAAAAGCAGCCCGTTGTTAGCGGGGTAGATCGTGGGGAAGGCTCATCAAAAAGCAATGAAAACTCTACCTTTACTGTTGCGGACAAGGAAAAAATGAAAAGTTGGGGATTGAACCCTAATGATTCAGATGCTAGAGCCGAATATTTGAAAAATAAAACTGGTAGATAATTATGACTGACTTAAAAGAAGAAAGAAAAACAAGAACCCAAGAATCAAGAGCTGCTGAATCAGTTCACGAAGAATATTCTGATAATTGGGAGCATAAAGGGCTGTTAGACACTACGAATATTCCCGCTAAACAGGGATTTGTGCAGCGTTGGGTTAGAACACTAGATAAGTCTGGAAACGCAGATAAAAACAATGTGTTTAAAAAAGTAAATCAGGGCTGGCGTGTCCGGTTAAAGTCGGATGTTGAAAAGGGTTTGTATATTCCTAACATTGACTTTGAAGGGCAGGATGTTATTGGTATCCACGGCATGATTTTGATGGAGCGACCAGAGAAGCAGCACTTAAGCCATCAAAGACATTTACGCCAAGAATCCGATAGGCAAATGCAAGGCGTTAAACAGAATTTATTTAATGCCCACCAGCAAGGCAGTGGCTTTGTACAGCCTGGCATGACAAGTAAAACAATGGTTAGCAAGGGCAGACAAGCTCAAGCCGATGACGATTAATTTTAATTAACTACTGTCGTGAAGACAGGAGGAAAAAATGGCAAATACAAACGCGCCTTATGGCTTTCGACCAGTTAGACACCTAACTGGCGGACAGCTAACAACAAACGACTATCCAATTGCCTCTGCCTATACAACTGCGATTTTTCGCGGTGATGTGGTTGAGGGTGTTGCGGGTGGTACTATTGAAATCGCAGAAGCGGGAAATGTTGATAATATCGGCGTGTTCTACGGCTGCACTTATGTTAATGCTTCGGGTGAGCAAAAGTTTAGTCCTTACTGGACAGGCGAAGCAAGCGCAACAAATATTATGGCTCATGTTTATGATGACCCTAATATCATCTATCAAGTTCAGTCTGACTCTACTGGCATTGCTGCTGCTGATTTAAACGCATTAGCTGATTTAAATGGTACTCAAGCAAATGGCAACACTAAAACAGGCTTGTCTGCTCACACTTTAAATGGCACTGTTGGCACAACCGACAAAACATTCAGAGTTTTGCGGTTAATTAATGACGGTGAAAATGTCGCGGGTGCTTATGCAGTCGTTGAGGTTGTTTTCGTTGAGCATGTAAACAAAGGCGTTGTCGCTGGGGTTGGAGGTATTTAATCATGGCAGTTATGAATAGAACCCAGTTTGCAAAAGAACTGGAAGTAGGGTTAAACACTGTTTTTGGTATGGATTACAAAAACTACCCCGAAGAATGGCGCAAGATTTTTGACGTATCGAACTCTAATAAAGCGTTTGAAGAAGATGTCTTGGTGACTGGTTTTGGTGCTGCTCCGGTTAAAGCCGAGGGTGCTACCACTGCTTATGACGAAGGTGGCGAGGCGTGGACTTCTCGCTATACTCATGAAACCATTGCTTTGCAGTTTGCAATTACTGAGGAAGCAATCGAAGATAACCTGTACATGCAAACAGGCGCGAAATATGCGAAAGCGTTGTCACGCTCTATGCAACATACCAAAGAAATCAAAGCTGCAAGCATTTTGAATAACGGCTTTAACTCTAGCTATTTAGGCGGTGATGGTAAATCGCTGTTTGCTACAGACCATCCTTTGGCTGGTGGCGGTACATTTTCGAATATGCTGTCAACTCCTGCTGACTTTAGCGAAACAGCACTTGAGGATATTTTGATTCAAATTCGCAAAGCGAAAGATGATCGCGGTATTCCAATTGCGTTACTTCCTAAGTTAGTTTGTGTACCACCTGAACTTGAATATATTGCTGTTCGTGTGTTGGCAAGCACTATGCGTCCTGGTACTTCTGATAATGACATTAATGCAATCAATGTTAAAAACATTTTTGCAACGATGCCAAATGTCATCACTCGTTTAACCGACCCTGATATGTGGTTTGTGAAAACAGATGCTATGGAAGGGTTGAAATACTTTGACCGCGTTGCGCTGAAAAAGCGGGTTGAGATTGATCATGATACGGGCAACTACAAATACCTGACTCGTGAGCGTTATTCGTTAGGCTGGAGTGACCCAAGAACATGCTTTGGCAGCCAAGGCGCAGCATAAACAAATAAAAGCCAGTCATTTTTATTACGGCTGGCTTTTTTACCATGCTCTTAACTGAGTGTCTTCTACTGTCGTGATGACAGAAAGGATTTAAAAATGTCTAAGCACAACCTTACCCGTGCGAATGAATTGTATTATGGCGATTCATACTTTCCACCATTGTACGCTGCTAACGAAAGACACGGCGTACCATTCCACCCAGTCACAAAACTCTCTTTAGGCTCTCCGGCTGCCGCTGATGATGACGCTTTAATCATTAACGCAACCAGTACCGAGCTACCAAATAACAGCACAATCACTTACACGCCTTTAACCGACAATACATCGCCGTTAGATGGTGCTATTGCCGCGCCTACCACTGTTGCAATGAATGATGGTAATTCTGTGCTTGTGTGGACGCTAGACGTGCCAAGAAACATTATTGCAACATCAACAACCGCTGCTGCTGATACCGTCTTTACCATTACTGGCTATGACCAGTACAAAATGAAAATGAAGGAATATTTTACCATTGCTTCTGCGGGTGCGTCCGCTGCTGGTAAAAAAGCGTTCAAATATGTCTCTTCAATTGCCATTTATTCTGCTGGCGATATAACAACTGATACCGTTGACGTTGGTTTTGGTGATGTGCTGGGCTTGCCTTATTGTTTAATGGCTAAATCTGATTTAAACCAAGTTTGGTTTAATGAGGTTTTAGAAACCACTGCGGCAACTGCTGTTATCGGTGACACTACCACGGCTACAGCTACCACTGGCGATGTTCGAGGCACTATTGACTTAAACAGCGCAACCGATGGCTCTGCTATCTCTGTTTATATGCGCCTTGACCCCAGCACTAAAGAAACTGCTGCTGGTGTTGCTCAATACGCTGGTTAATAATCATGTCAACTGCTGGCGAATTATTTACGATTGTTACTGATGATTATTTAGATGATTCAGTAACAAACGACCAGGGCTGGAGTGAGGCTTTTGCATTTAGAGCGATTAACGAAGCGCAAAAACAATCGTGCAATCGCTCTAAGCTAATTTATGACGACACAACCACTGCAATCTGTGAAATAACGCTGGTTAATGGGCAGTCATCCTATTCAATCAGCGAGTTAATTACTGATATTGAATACGTTAGTTTTGAAGGTTTAGAGATAACCCAAAAAACAAAAGACGAAATGAAACATGCCACTCCAGGATGGCGAACTTTAACTGGTATGACAGATAAAACGGTTAATTACGTTATTCGTGGGAAAAAAATTAGGTTTATCCCTTCCCCTGATGCTACCGATGCTGGAAAAAAAGTATATCTTGAAGTTTACAGACTTCCAAAAACCACAATAACTGCATCAGGAAATACTCCAGAGATACCAACAGAATTTCACAGAGATTTAATTTATTGGATGCTTCACGAGGCTTATAAAAAGCAAGATGCAGACGCTTACAATCAAGAAAAATCAGATTATTGGCTTAATGAATTTGAAATTGTTTTTGGTAAATTTGTATCGGCACAAGTCCGGGCAACGATATTAGAGCAGCCGCGTTCAATGGGCTTAAGAACCAATGCCTATACAACTAATTTAAACAAAACCTTAAGCGAAGAGGATTGGGATTAATTATGAGCTTATTAAAAGATTCATCTGGAACTGGACGAGATTTTCAGCAAGAGGGCAACCCAGCCACAGGAGCAGCCAAAGTCGAGCTTAGTGCAGCATTGACCGCCACGATTGAGGGGGTTTCAACATTAATTGAGCAGCAAACACAAACTGCAATATTAAATACAATTGCTAGTGCAAGTTTGCCTGACAAAGAAACACCTACAATATTGTATCGTGTAAAAACAGGACAAAGTTTT